GTCGATAGACACAAGAATAGTCTCAGTATCACTGTTAGTGTAAGAGACATCTGTGGTCGCTTCAAAGGCATTAAGCACCTTGTCCGCAATCTCATCTGCTGCACCGGGACCATTGCCCTCTGCGGCGTAACAGACTACGGTGAATACTCCACCATAGCGTTGCTGGGGATTTAAGCCTCGTACAGCGGGTCTACGAGATTGAGGCACAAAGAACGTCTCTACATAAGAAGTTCCGTTGGTACGGTCATAGGAGACGTTCTCGTAGGAAATAGCTGGGATACCGGATACGGCGGCTAGTTTAGTCTCTAGGGCTGCACGAATGTCTCTGTATATACTAGCCATGCTTACCTACCGTGTTGCCGAATAATCTTGTCTACGATCTGCTTCTTCCGCTCAACCTCAATAGCATGAGGCGCACGGTTGATGAAGTAGTAGTTACCAGCTTGGAGGGCAATACCCTCTCTAACTGAACCGCCGGGGCTACCCACCTCTACGGTCTTCTTGATGTCGTTGACCAGACTGTTGAGGCCCTTGCCTCGTTCAGCGCCTTTGTCACGACCTCTTGGCTTGTTATCAGAAGACTTACTGCGTCCTCCACCAAGGTTGTCCTTGAAGGACCAAGAGTTGACGAATGCACCTGTATCTACAGGAGAGGCCAGAACAATCGTCCTAGCCACGTCAGTCATCTTACGCTCTACAGCGTCTTCAAGCATCTCATCAATCTCTGCCAGCTTCTTCTTAAGAGCAGGAGAGACCTTTAGCTTAGGAACTGCCATTAGTCGTACACCTCGCAGAGGTAACAGACGGCCTGACCATCACTAAAGATGGTTCTCACGGTGGTAATATTCACCGTATCTCCATTCCCTAAAATCTGGTCTTGGTCATCAGGGGTAGCTGTAAGACCTTTGGCGGGAATGACACAGGCTCGTCTGCCCTTCCTAGTCTGAGTGAGGTCAGATGTACCCTCTGCTAGGTTATAGAAGTATCCGGTAAAGGAATAGTCCGTTGTCGCACTGCCGCTCAAAGTACCAGTGGCAGCATCGTAGGTTCCATCAGTGGTGACCTTGCGGAGGGTAAGAGTTTCGCCAAAGTCTTGGACCAGCTTTAAAAGGTCTCTAGCATTAAACGACATGGACTATTCCTCACTCGTAATCCGCAGAACCATCATAGTTTGGTGGGTTGCGGAAACGATCCCTGCGGAAAGATGGGGTAACACGATCAGTGTCCTCTCTTACCACAGAGATAGCTGCCTTACTGAGGCCCCCAGCTTTGACACCGAGACCTGATTGTTTCTTGGACTCAGATTCAAGATTTTCCGCAAGGGCCAAATAATGGGCGTGAAGATCAGAGTAACTAGCACTAAGAGCGCCATCAAGCTCAGTGTCAACACGGCGGCTATACTTAGCTGCAATAGCTCGGCAGCAATAAGCACCAGCCTCATAAACATTGTCACTGGACTCAGTAAGAGCAAAAGCAATTTCATCATCTTGTACCTGTGCGTCGGTGGAGTCGGTATCACCTACGAGGAAACGTACAGCATTACGACGACCAGCAGAGGTGGTCGTATCTATAGCAGAAGAGTCGTAGGTGAACGTCATTATGCTTGCTCCCAATCAGCCCAAGGGCTGTTACGCCATGTACGGATATGACCACGTTGTTTCTTCGTGACCGTAGAAGCCTTACACTTCTTCATGTTGTATTCACGCTCGGTCTTCGTAAACTGCTTGACCTTAGCGTTGATGCCCTTTACGATAGCCGAAAGTTCATCTTGGTCTAGTTCATCAAGGCCGTCTCCGACAGCAACCCTTTCAGGTTTCTCTGAGGGAGGCTCTTGCCGAAGAAAGCCCTGATTAAACAACGTCAATACGTTTTCCCAAGAGATGCTTCGCTGTTTCCAGTCGAAGAAGTCTCCGGTCTCCCACTGGGTTCCCGCAGAGCTAAACGGACGCTTTACGGTGTGAACCCAGTCAAGTTGGAAAGGTAGCTTAGAGTAGTCGGGTGTCATACTCTAGCCCCTTATGCTACGATAGTCTTGAAGAAGAAGCCCAGTTCTGGAGCAGTCACCTTCATGTCGTAGGACATCTTCACCTGAATCATCTCAGCGATCTGCTGACGCTTAAGAGCGTCGTCAGAGAAGGACTCAACAGTGATGCCAAGGTTGTTTACACCCGGTACAGAGTTCCATGCGAAGGTAAGACCAGCAGCAGGGGTCATCAGACCAGCAGTGCTTGGGGTGTAGGTCAGAAGGGCAGACTTACCACCAATGAACTCATTGTTTTCAGCAGCGCCTTCTTTATTGACGTTCTTAACAGAATCCATGACGTAGTAATTTTCTACCTCAAAGATTTCTGCCAGCTTCGCCTTAGTTACGAGAGCGGTGTTGTCTACAGTAGCACCACCGTTCAGACGACCCAGAATGTCTGGGTGGTTAATCAGAGCATCGTGTACCTGACGACCAACAACCATCGTGTTAGGACGGAAACCACCAGAGGCAAGCTGCATTGAAGTAGCTGCATCAGTGACGTTGATGATAGGGTCAGAACCCGTAAAGTCAGACCACTGGATCACTTCGTTAGTGGAAGGCGTAGAGGCCACACCAGTGTACTTAGAGGTCCAGATATTGTCCGAGAAGAAGCTCGTTACGAACTGCTCTTCACGGTGCACCAGCATACGCATGGTCAGAGTCTGCGCTCCGGCAGCACGAATGTCCAGAGCAGCATCTTCGTTAGCAAGGGTCTGCTCATCGAAGTCCATACCGAGGCCGTAGACATCGGCGAAGTAGTTGTCGTTAGAGACCGACATACCGATACGCTCTACTTCGGTACGAGGTGCGAGCTTCTTTACGTCGCCAGTACGGTTCATTTCCTGACGGCTGTAAATGTAGTATTTGTCGGACTGCTTGTCTACACCTACAACAGGGAAGACTTTACCAGCGACAAAAGCGTCCTGAGACTGGGCATAAGCCAGCGTCAGATTGGTGAGTGGTGCATCAATATGCACGCTAGATGGGGTCAGCAAAGGCATTTGTTATTCCTCTTCCTTAACTGCTATTAAGCGTGGGTGTCAGAAGCTGGCTTGAGCAGAACGGAGATAATCTCACCGTCAGCAGAAGCAGCAGACAGGGCTACACCAACTTTTGCATCATTCGAAGTAGCGGCACCTACTTTACCAGTCGTACCATCAAACGGAGTGATGTAGTCGCCAGCAAGAATACCGCCACCAGCCTCAGCCAGAGCAATGCCGTCATACTGAACGGTAACAACTTTGCCAGCAGCGTCAGCAGAAGTCACGGTAATGCCAAGGGCGTGCTGACCTTGGGCATTAGGGTAAGCTGCGCTACCATCAGTGGTGGTAATATTGGGGTCAAGAGTGACCAAACGGTATTGGGCCAGAGCAGCATCCGAGGTCAAGGATACGGTGTTAAAGCGGCCTGCGTTCGTCGCCATGATTTACTCTCCTTTGTAGAGCTTATTAATGAGTGCCTTACCTTCGTCGGTCTTAGCTACAGCAGCGTATGCTTTAGCATAGCCAGACTTGGCAAGGTTGTTCTCGTCCATGTAGGACTTAACAAGAGCATCGAGCTTATCGCTGGAAGAAAGCATATCTGCTTTTACCGACGCTTCACCGATCTCAGACATCGAAGCACCCATAGCAGCATCAGCAGCTTTGAGGGCTTCTACGATTGCGTCATCTTTAGCTACATGAGCCAAGAGGGAGGCCGCAATTTCGTTATCGAAGTTAGGAAGAATTTCTTCAGCTTGCTTACGGAGTTCAACCATACGCTTTTCAATAGCTGCTTCTTCGAGAGCCTTCAAGACTGGAGCCGGAATGTCCGACTTGGCAATCTGTTCGCCTTCTACTTCGATGTATTCTGGTTCAACAGCTTTGGCTACTGTTTCTTCAGTAACAGCAAATCCGTTGTCTTCAAGTGCCTTCGAGAGGCGGGAGACTTCAGCTTTAAGAGCATCAACCTCAGCCAGAAACAGGTCGCCCTGATCTACCTCTTCTTCAGACTTGGACACTTCAGGCTCTTCAGCCTTCTTCGTGTCCTCTTTAGCTTTCTTAAGGGCTTCATCTTCAGACATGCCCTTGTCCATGTAGTACGCCTTGCGTTCTTCAAGGTTCATTGTATTGTCCCTCTTAATAAGACAGATTGTAGCGGCTTGGTTAGCAGGACGGTCAACAAGTGACAGTTCGTCCAACTCCAAGTCGAGTAGGATGTTAGTCATCTACTTCCTTCCTCTTAGCTTTGCCGCCGATAGAAAAGGCCGTAAGTTGGCCAGATTTTACCAAAGACCAGACCTCATCATCGAATACCTTCAATGCTACGATCCAACCTTCACGGCTACTGGAAATGCCCAAGGACTCACCAATCTCATTAGTGAGAGGCATCGAGTGGACAACTTGACCCACCTGATCCCCCTTGTGCATCATCTTACCAACACGAATATGCTCCATGAATTTATTCACGGCCTTAACCATAGTGTCGGCTTCAATTACATCACCTTGGCGGTCTACCAGAGGCTTACCGTCTTCAGTGATGACCGAGGCCCAACCGTAGACAAGACGCTGTTCATCGTCTGTCTTAAGGATTTGACCCTCTAGGTTCATTTGCTCGGAGTCGTCTTTTGCGAGCATATCGCTCACAGAAGAACCAGACTCCCACATCTTACAGGACCAATAACCAGCAGTGGTCTTATCAGTCTTGCTGTCGCAATTATGTCTAGCCCGGAAGTTAGCACGGGCCTTTGGGTCGTCACGACGGATTTCCATAGTGGGGCTACCAAAAGTAACCTTCTTCACTTTGTCACCGGACTTGACGTAAACACCAAACTTCTTAGCGGAGCCTTTAGGCAGACGGAATGGCTTATCTAGGGAGACCTTCTCACCACGAAACTCAGCCTTCTCAGTACGTCCCGGCAACAAGTCCTTATCATGGCTTGCAGCCTTCTGGCCAGCAGCGATCTTAAGGAAGCTGTTTACTCGGGCCATTGCCCATTGCTCTTTAGAGGTCACGTTAGGACGTACAGAGCCGGGGTTGGTCTTGTACGCACCAATACCACGGTCATAGACTGCTCGAAGGGTCTTAGCACTGATGTTGCCCTTCTTAGCACCATGACGTGCGTTCCAGTTTTTAGCCTTCTCTGCTAAGGTGGAAGTCTTTACCTTCTCTACCGAAGACCAAGCAGCACGAAAGGCACGTTGCTCAGAGCCAGTGTCTTCCATGACAGAGTTAAATACCTGACGGAACTTACCCTGCTTTTCTTCAGGGACAGTCTGTCGTACTGCTTTGGGGAGGTCTGCATTGGTAGAGAAAGGCATTACTTCTTTCCTTTGTAGAAGGCATCCCGAATAGAGCCACGGGAAAGACCAATATCGTTAAGCTCTCGGTCTGTCATCGAATAGAGTGTCTGAAGATCACTCTTCATCTGGGCTTGCTGTTTCATCCGGTTGTACATCTCGCCGGGGAGCTTCATTAGGTTCATAGCTGAGTTCCGCAATGTCCATGAGATCTTGAATAACTTCTGGGTGGTCAGAGACGTTAATGTCTGCACCATTCAGATTACGAAGGAAGGCTGCAATCTCACGAAGATCGTGCGGTGCTACATCACCAGCCTTGATGTACGGCATAGTATCGTAGGAAAGCCCGTTGAGTTGCCACAGGCGTTCTACAAGTTGCTTGTTGAGTACGTCAGTGATGGCACTAATGTAGCTCTCCAAGGCACGAAGAAAGAGGTCGGTCTTAGATTTAGATAACGCATACGAGCCACCGGAGCTGTGCGCTCCAAGGAGAAGAAACTCAGAGAGAACACTACGAGCAATATCATGCTGATAGCGGCTAACAATGGGGTCGATTTGGATATTGCGTGAACCACTAGAGGACATCAATTCTATGTCCATCAGGCGGACGTTGGTTGGGCTACCATCTTTGTCAGGGTAGGTGTCACTTGGCAGAATAATGTAACCCTGCTCGTTGAACTTTACGTCTCGGAGGATCTGCTGTAGGTCAGACCTAATCGCTGACTGAGAGGCTGTAGCATCACTAGAGAGGTACTCCGAGGGAATACGAGCTACTGGGATACCAGCAAGCTCTCGTTCCACTGCAATAGCCTCAATGGACTGAAGATTGTTCAGATACTCATAAGAGGTATAAGCATTACGAAGAATGCTACGACCACTAGGGTCGCCGTTAATTGCAGTGGTCTTGTAGTATAGAGACTTGTTAGCCGGGATATAATGGCTTTTACCAAACTGTGAGCCTTCCTGATAGAGACCTAAGACATCACCAGACTTCTGGTCTACATCAAACTTAGAAACCGTCCAAGGCGCTCTAGAGGCCAGCTTACGGATACCGATGCGGCCATCATCGTACTTGGAATACTTCTTGTAGCTACGGAACTGTGGGCCACTACGACGCTTATATACTACCTCAAACCAAGCAAAGCCATACGACAAAGAAGACAAAGCCTCTGCAATATGATCGTCAAGAGTGTGGTCCATGTCATCTAAGACAGACTCAACAAACTCTGCTTCCTTCTTGGCCTCTGGTGTATCGTTGCAGGGTACAACCTTCAACTCTACATCACGAAGCACTTGCTCAGTGGCATACATAACTGCACCAATGGTGCTGTCGTTGTCACGCATCTCACGGTACTTGCGGATGGCCTTCTTGCCACGAAGCTCCGGCAGGAACTCGTCCGAACGAATCTGACCGTTATGGGTGTTGTCACCAGCTACACCAAGAATCTTCTTGGCTTCTGTCTCCGATAGCTTCTTGGGCAATGTTCTGGTATCCTGTCGCTATAAGCGTCTAATCAGAGGGCTGACTCGGACTATCTAAGTCCTTTCGCAGAGCTATACGCCAGCTTTAATTGGGGCTTGGCATAGCCCTGTAGGGATAGGTCCGTAATAGCCCATACAAGGGCGTCAAGGCGGTCTGGAGAGCCGATAGAGCCTAGTGGCTCCCAAGTGACCATCTGGTCCTCAAGGTCGTTAAGACCCTTTACATGACGTACCTTGTTCTGTTCATACAGGGCGGAGACAGGCTCAGCTCGGGCCATCTTGCCTCGACTAGCATGGACTAGCTTGACAGGGACCGTCTCAGACTCTGTGTGGAGAGTGTGGCGAACCATATCTCCGCCCTGATTACGTTCGGCGACAATCCGGTCAGCTTGGTACTCTTCAAAGAGTGACACTGCCCTCGCAGCCCATTGCTGGGGTGTGTAGCGACCTGTGTGGTCAGCCAGAACGTAAGCGATACCATTTACGTCAACCCCTGCTACAACAATACCAGTCATATCTGACTCTTTGTTGCTTGTGATGGCAGGGTCAATAGATACTACAATACGGTTTAAGTCAGGTACTTTATCTGCTTCAATCTCTACCTGTGCAAGTCCTGCTCGACTCCACAAGGCTCCAGAGGCTTCATCAAGGATTTCAGCGTAAAGCTCTTGTCTACCAAGTCTAGTGCCTTCATACGTCTTCCTAACTGCATCAAGGAACGTAGAGGCTAGGTTAGCAGAGTTATCATAGGTGGAGCCTGTAGACGTTACCGTCTTCTCATCACCTAATATCGTCCTCAGTAGCTTGGTGGTCTTAGGGGTTGTAGTGATAAACACTTGTGGGTGTTTACCGAGACGTAACCCAAACTGCAACATATCCCAAGTCTCTTGAGCATTACGCCAAGCACACAACTCATCACACCATGCAGAGTAAGCCTGTGGACCACGAAGACGCTCTGGGTCTTCCGCCGAAAAGAATACAGCCTTAGCCCCATTCTCCCAAGTCATTGTGTTGTTAGTAGGAGACCATTCTGGGTAGCCAACATGCTTACCACGGTAGGTCTTATCACCCTTCCAACATACATTAAGAAGGCCACTATCGCCCTCTACCATGACCTTCCGTACATCACCTTTTGTTGGTGCTACACAATGTACGATCTTGTCGCCTTTGCGGATACGGTGTCTTACCCACTCAGCCCCGGCTCTGGTCTTACCCCAGCCTCGTCCTGCTAATGCTACCCAAATATCCCAGTGGTTGCCTGTAGGCTCCATCTGGTTGGGTCTAGCCCAGAACTCCCAAGTGTGCTGTAACTCTTCCGCTTTAGCTGGCCCTAGCTGGGCCATGATGGATGCTACTTCTTCATCAGGTAGTTGTCGTAGGTCATTCGCTGTTATCGGAAGGGTCACGGGATTTCCCTAAGAGGGTCATAAGGGCGTCAATAGCAGACTCATCAGTGTCAGCATCAGTCTCTTGCTCATTCTCATTAAGAGTGGAGTTAGGAGACCAGCCGCCCTTACTACGAAGAAAGAGTTCCTGAGACTTGAAGTCACCATCTAGTGCTTGCTGCACTACTACATT